GCATGATCGTGGGACAACAAGACATCACGCTCACCCAGAAGGTGGCAGGCGAGCTCCAGGTACTTCGATGCCAACCCAGGAAGGAAATCCTTAAACGCATTCGCCCGGCAAACAAAACCGGGAGCCAGCTCGCGAATACACTGGGCAGACAAGCCTTCCTTTTCAAGGATCGTATTGATTCGTGGCGAGCAGTGTATATGTGATGCGTTAAGGTTACGTAAAAGTTCCGGAATGACAATGCCGTTGAGTCCTGTGCCTTCTTGTCCATTCTTGAGGCCAAACATATGACCGAGGAACCTCCTGAACTTACCATTATCTTCTTGATTCACCTTCATCGTGAAACCGGCTGCATCCCACAGGGAGAGCTCAGCTTGGCGTTGTTCAGGGGTGTGGCAGTGGGAGGAACCATAAAACATATCATCACCATCACACGCCCAACTGAACCAGATCTTCTTCTCACTCCAACGAGACACAACACGCCTCGTTTGGCCTTGGTTGAGCAACGTGATGCACGAGGCTACTGGAAAGTTCGCGTACAACGTCAATACCACATTGACTATCCAATTCAATGATGAAGTACCGCGATGACCAGACCGCCGTATCGCCTCGATGTTGTGATACACATGGTCCTTGAAGCACTTGCGCCTAAAGCGCATCCGAAGTTTCTTCTTCTCATTCACTTCCTGGTGCTTCTTCAGCCATTGCTCCGGGACATAACCGAGGTCCATAACCACCTCCATTATGTGAAGAAGAATCCTGTTTTCTATCAGGTCTCTGATTTCATGCTTGCAAGAAGCATCCCATGCGGAGCCGTCCGTTGCGGTCATGTGCAGCTTCCCTTGAAACATGTCCACAACATCCTTCAATGCATCTTCCTTAGTCTTATGCTTAATAGCATGTGACTTGTGTTCAAGGTACATAAGATGCTCGAAGATGGCTATGACAAGGAGGGCCATAACCTGCCCCACATCCCCGTCGTTCTTTATGGGACGAGGTGGCTTGGAGTTCGTTTGCGCTTCCGTCTTCACAAAGCAGTCCGGAGAGAAATCCAAGTCCATCATCGTCCATAGCTTTTCCACTGCAGCCATCATCCTCGCGTCTGACCATTTCCGCGACTTGAGATCTGCGAAGTTCGGTTCCCAGAGGATCTCATTTACAACATCATGTATGCGCTTCACACTGAAAAGGCCACCATTAGCACATAGTGCATCGACAATCTTTGAGATGTCCCTCTTCTGGATGGCCGTAAGGCAAAAAGGTTTCTTCTTTTGTGTGATACGCCGATCGATAGCATCAGCCATGTTGGTGTTCGTGTTAGCGTACACATTGCGCAATTGATGGACATAGGGTCCACACGCAACACTTTTCAGCTGAGTCGCCTCGAGCCCGATCTCCTCACCGTTTTCCATGGCAACCTGGACAATCGGGCCATCGGTGTTTATGGCATAGCTCTCATTCAAGGCCATCAACAGCCTGTTCCGTTGATCTTGTTCATCATGAGCATGACCATGCGCAATACGGCCAGGATTGAGATATTCAAATCCTGGCGGTTCAGAAAACGTGGCCAAGTAGTTCGCAAGACTGGGAAGGAGACCGGTACTATCGGCAGCAATGGCATCCCCCAACCACTCGGGGATTTCGCTCACCACCGCATGTCCTGGTCCGGGATCTCCTGGTCCTCCCTGTCCGGGTCGTAGCCCGGGATCATTCTGATCCGCAACCACGTCCGCCACGTGAATCGCTGCCCCCCGTGGTGCTGGGAAAGGATTCGGGGGTCCTCCTCCAATGAAAGCTTGAAGCTCTCCGGGGTTACCAGTCTCGACACCTGCTGCTCCATCACCAGCTGCATCGCCAACGGCAACGTGCCCTGTCGGCACAACCTCTTGATTCGCTGGCGCAGCGTCAGGTTCTTGTACAGGTACAGCACCGGTGTCTCCCCCTGTTGCCGCCCTAAGATACGCTCCCAAGTGCGGCTCTTTCCTGGCATCAATACCATGACTCCGAGGAAGGTGTCTGAATCCAGTTCCTTCTCCAAATACGACAGGGGCAACAGGTCCTCTTCCTCGACATGGTACCACGACCGTGGGTCTTGCCACGACCAAGCAAGGTAAGCAACAGCAGCGATCCTCATCCGCTTGGCGCGCGTGATATCTGGAGACAGC